TTTCTTTCTGTTTTGTCTCTGAGTAAAGATACACCAGAACTTGATTTTGATGATCAACACATCATCATCAAAGCACTCGCTGGAAGAAGTAAAATCAAATATCGGTTTGCTGATAAAAAAATGATTATTACTCCACCAGATAAAGCTGTTGTTATGCCATCGCAAGATGTATCATTTACCTTAAATGAAAGTGATTATGATTGGATTACAAGAACAGCAAATGTCTTGGGTTCTCCACATATCGCTATTGAAGGAAAAAACGGTAAGCTAAGAATATCTTCTTTTGATGCAAAAGATGATGCTGCAAATGTCAACTCTGTTGATATTGACGATACAGATAAAGTATTTAAGTCTGTATTTAAAACAGAAAATTTGAAAATGATTCCTGGTAGTTATGATGTAACTGTTTCATCAAAAGGAATTTCACATTTCAAAAACAAAAATGTAGCGATTGAGTATTGGATTGCTATTGAAAAAGACGCCTCTAACTTTGAAGGATAATTATGTTAGTTTTATTTACAGAAGTACATTCACAAGATACTATAGCTATTAATCCCGATAAAATAGTTTCAGTTCTTACCGTTAATAGTGATGGTAATCCTGAAGCAAGTAACTTTGTTGGAAAAACTGCTATAGTTTTGATTAATGGTAATGTTCTTGTTGAAGAATCGTTTGTAGAAGTTGTTGGTAAATTGAATGGTGAATTGCGGTAATATGTTGTATATTTTTATTATGGAGATTGTGAATGAACGACCAAATTCTTTGGGTAGAGAAGTATCGCCCTCGTAAAGTAGAAGATTGTATTCTTCCCGACAACATCAAAACAACATTTCAGGAGTATGTAGACAGAAAAGAGATTCCAAATCTTCTTCTGTCTGGTTCTCCTGGTGTTGGAAAAACTACGATAGCAAAAGCACTTTGTAATGAAGTAGGTTGTGATCATATCGTTATCAACGGTTCTGATGAATCGGGTATTGATGTTCTACGAAATAAAATCAAAAATTATGCATCAACGGTAAGTTTGACTGGTGGTAGAAAAGTCATTATTATTGATGAGGCTGATTATCTAAATCCAAATTCAACTCAACCTGCTCTGCGTGGAGCAATTGAAGAATTTGCATCAAACTGTTCTTTCATCTTTACTTGCAACTTTAAGAACAGAATTATTGCACCTATTCATTCTCGTTGCACTGTTATTGATTTTAAAATCAATGGTAACAAAGCAAAACTTGCTTCACAATTTCTAAAGAGAACCGAATGGATTCTTTCTGAAGAAAACATCAAATATTCTAAAGATGTAGTTGCTGCTGTCATCATGAAGCACTTTCCAGATAATCGTAGAATTTTGAATGAACTTCAAAGATATGGTGTATCTGGAACTATTGATGAAGGCATTCTTGCTTCGGTTTCGGACATTCAAACTAAAGAACTGATCACAGCACTAAAAGAAAAAGACTTCGGTTCTGCTCGTAAATGGGTTACAAATAATCTAGATAATGATCCTACACTTGTTTATCGTAAGCTTTATGATAGCATGTATGATTATTTGAAGCCTAGCTCTATTCCTCAAACTGTCTTGATTCTGGCAAAATATCAGTATCAGTCTGCTTTTGTTTCAGACCAAGAAATCAATCTTGTTGCTTGTCTGATTGAACTGATGGCAGATTGTGAGTTTGTATAATGCCTGATCTGTTCAAAGATATCGTACCGTCGATTCTTCAGACCAAACAGAATGTCTTGGTGGAAGAACATGACGAAAAAGACTATAATCCGTATATCGTCAATCGGGCACTATCTTATCATTTAGACTGTGTTCCGTATGCGAATCAGATAAACCAGGTTCATTTTGTCGATAAAAAACTACAGTACCACTATCTTCTAAATAGTATCAGACAGATGAAACGGAAGTTCCAACCGTGGCAGAAGTCTGAGGAAGATAAGAATCTTGCTTGTGTGAAAGAGTATTTTGGGTACTCTAACAGCAAAGCCAAAGAGGCTCTCCGGATCTTATCTGATGAACAAATCGCTTATATAAAAACAAAAACAGATAAAGGCGGAGTGAGGAAATAATGATTCGTATAGAAGATATGGTTGAAGTGACGCTAAATGAGAAAGATGATTTTCTGAAGGTTCGTGAAACATTGACTCGCATTGGTGTTGCATCCAAAAAAGAAAAATTGCTTTATCAATCTTGCCACATTCTACACAAACAAGGAAAGTACTATATCGTACATTTCAAAGAATTGTTTGCGTTAGATGGCAAGCCTACGGACATTACAGAGAATGATCTGGCTCGTAGGAATACGATTGCTTTGCTACTAGAAGATTGGGGACTCCTAAAATTGATAAATGCAAAAAAAGCAGATGACCTACAAGTCAGCTTATCGCAAATCAAGATTATTGGTTTCCGTGAAAAAGATGAATGGCAACTAGTACCAAAGTACAATATTGGTAAGAAAGCAAAAAAAGATTGACAAAAAATCCTTAGTGTGATATAAATATGAGCGTAGATGCCTTCGGGGTCTACACTTTTATTAACTCGCTTAACTAAGGAGACTTTCATGACTCTTACCAATCTATTCCCTTCTCGTTCCGTTTATGAGCCATTTACTGTTGGTTTCGACAAGCTGTTTGACCAGCTCCAAGATACTGCAAACAACATTGCAAAAAATGCTCCGAACTGGCCACCATACAATATCAAAAAAGTAAAAGACAACAAATATGTCATCGAAATGGCAGTTGCTGGTTTTGCTAAATCTGATATTGAAGTTACAGTAGAAGGAAACAAGCTCGTTATCAAAGGTGCTTCTCAAGATAACGAAGCCGAAGATTACCTGTTCAAAGGAATTGCTAATCGTGCATTTCACCGCACATTCACTATTGCCGATAAAGTAGAAATCAAAGATGCAGAAATTGTTAACGGAATGTTAAGAGTTTGGCTAGAAAATCTTTACCAAACTCAAGAATCTGTTAAGAAAATTGCAGTTAAAGACGCTACAGATACCAAATCTGAGTAATGGCAATAATGGTGGGGTGCAATGCCCCACCTCTTGACAATTGAGATTGACTTTGATATACTAGATACATCATGAAAAAAACAGTTCAAAAACCTAAAGAAATCTTGCAAAAGGTTCGTAATCGGCTTCACATTGATGAGGTCTATTACACCTACTCTCATTGGCCTACAAAGGACATTGATGGTGTTGCATTCCTTCCTATTATCAAAGAAATAACTGAGCATCCAAAAGTTTTTTATATGCGTAAAGACAACTTGGAGTATATCAAATGATTTTGAATAAATTATCACAGGCAATGTATAGCCGAAGAATTTTTAATCCTAAGAATAAAAAAGACTTAGATGCATATGGTTATTTTATTCGCAATAGCAAGTGGGAGAATGGTTGTCCATTCTGGCTTGAGTGGCCATATCAAAGTGTGCCTGCTATGATCAAAGATAAAATTGTTCGAGATATGTTCAATGCGGATAAGAAAGAATTGATATGAAACGATACATGGTTGAAACCGTGAGTATTTTTCGACACCGCTATGTTGTTGAAGCCAAAGAATCAGATCATGCATGTGATGAAGTTATTTGCAATGATGGTAAACTGAAAGAGTTTTCTCAGTATCATGTAGATGAAAATATCTGGTCTGTTGCTGAACTTAATGATGATCAAGAATACCTTGAGATGTTTGATATGGACAATGAATATCTCAAAGAATGGGATAACGAAAAGAAATTTTCATTCGTTAATAAGATAAACTACGAAGAATAACTGGCGTTAGTACAAGGGATAGTACAGTGGCCTTCTAAGCCTCTGATCCAGGTTCGAGTCCTGGACGCCGGACCAAGTAGGGCCGGAAGCTTAACTGGTATAAGCGTCCGACTCATAATCGGGGGATAGAGAGTTCGAATCTCTCCCGGCCCACCAACAAATATGAAACAAAAATATATTAGAGCATACATGGATGTAGCAAAACGATTTGCTGAATTATCATCAGCAAAGCGGCTACATGTCGGCGCCATCATTGTCAAAGATGATAGGATTATCTCTATTGGCTATAATGGTAT